AGTAATATGTACATAGCTTCATCAAAGGACTTAGGATCATCAACAGGCAGATAGCTACAGTTGTATCCTGCAGTATTATCTCTCTCCAACGCAAGTCCTGCTGTCATCAACGCTCTCATAGAGGGCATAACTTCTAGCTTGGTTATAGCATCCTTTATTTGTTGCACAGGCAGATGTCCTTTAACTTTTAAAGACATAAAGTCAACGTACCTGCTGACAGTTTCTTCCCATGTTTCTCTTCTATTTTCATTTGGCAGCCATCTAGCGTATCTAGAAATGGCTATAAATTTTTGATAATCGTTCATACCTTTGTCACCTTTATGCTGTTAATTTCAATGTCGTCGATATCATAGAGAAGATCTTTAACTATGTCAGATATAACTTTCTCACCTTCTTTTTTCTTAGATGCTGAGTCACAGGTCACAGGTAGATGGCTAGACTCGTCATCTATCTCAACCTCTGCTGTAATCTTAAACTTCATCCTAACATACTCCTGTTATCTATATCCCTAATCATTGCCTTGAGATACCACTCTGCCTTTTTTAAATCTTCAATACCGTTCTTGTATCGCCAACGATGAAGATATTTTATCACGTTACCTTGACAATAGGAAGAGAACTCTGCACCTAGTTGTTGCTGAATATAGTCAATACACTCCATACCACCATTGTTGTAGTGTGGAGGACTGTTAACTCTATCTACTTCCATTTGCTCAGTGTCCCTAGTTGTATTCTTTTCTTCTTTTCTGTCAACCATTTTTTAGGTATCTCCTTATCTGTCCATTTAAATCCATACTTATCACACCAATCACAGTATCTCGTCTTTGATCCCTTGTTAATTATATTGTATGCGTTCTGAAACAAAAAGCGTATGTCTAGCTCAGGATACTGTTCTTGTATTAAGAGGTGTTTAACTCTGTCTCTTGGTCTGAACCAACCTTTCGCCTCAATAATAATACCATTGTTAAGAACAAAATCAGGCTTATAGATCCTGAACATTTGCACTGCGTATCTGATTGACATTTTTTCATATCGAATCCTTTGCTTGAGAAGGCGCAACTCTTTGGCTACGCTCTCCTCAAACTTGCTCCTAAATTGTATCTTGGGCATCAGCTAACTTTACATAGTTTATCAAAGGTGGTGTAGCAGATTTAGAAACCTTTGATGGAAGAACTTGAAGATCCCAACACTTCTCTCTGTAAGAACAAAAACTACACTCAATGCCTAGCTTGAGGTTGCCACTAGGCTTACCGTAGTATGTCTCTTCTACAGGCTCGTAGCACCTCTCAAATGGCTCGTCATTATTTATGTAGTCTATAGTGCTTTGTATCTTTTCCATCTCTCCTTCAGTGTCTACATCATTAGCACTGACGTATTTAAAGTTTCCATTAGCCTTGTTTATAACCCACCATCCACCGACAGGAACACCTTTCGCTTTTGCGTAGCCAACGAGTTGTGACACATACCCAAAGCTGTCTTTGCTCTGTAGTGTTTCAAAGTCTATGAATTTGTTTTCATATGCCCAAGGTGAGGCTGACTTAACGTCATCAACCTTCCCATTTAACACGAGGTCATAAGTCCCATCAACATGTCCCCCCTTTGTTGATAAAGAAACTTGCTCACTGTCATCAAACTTTACGTCTGCCGCCCTTAGTAAGCCTTTAAACACAGCCTCTATAATATCACCAAGAATCATGTTGATAAGGAAATATGGAGAATCAGAAATCTTTTCATCAGGATGATTTTTATCAAACCATAACTGACACTTCTTACGTCCGATGTTTGACATACGAAGTTTAAACTTCCTCTTCTCCCCTGAGAATTGACGACTCACTGCCTCTCCAACATCCTTGGCTATGAGGTCAACAATAGCCTTATCCATACTAGCGTTACCTAACATGACGTTTTGTAAGAAAGAATGAATCGCCACTTCTGCAGGGTGGTTCATAAGCTACTCCTCAATTTCAACAATATTGGAGGCTATATCGTCTTCCTGATCAGATAGCTCCTCAGGTCTACGATGTTCCTCCCACTTGCTAATCGTTATTGAGTTCATAGCCTCAACCCACTCAACAAAGTTATTCAGCACTTCTTGGTCATCAGTGGTAATCTCTACTACTTTACCTAGCGTAGGCTTCAACACAGCATAAGTTGCGCCACTAGGTATACTCTTTACTTCTGAGCCAAGATGTAATAGGTGCTGAATGGGAAGCCTGTTCTTTCTTTGAATCTGATTAAAAATATCCGTCATAGCCTTGAAGCTATCTCTATTCTTAACCCTCATTAAGAAAGGGAACTCTTTAACATCCACAGGTTTACCATCGGCATCCTTAGCTTTGTCAAGCTTACACAAACCAAATATGATCTTGAACCTATCAATAGATCGCATAAGGTCTTGTGTCTCTTGTGGCAACGCTTTGAAGTCCTTGACATATCCTGACGGTCTACCACAGTTAAACGTACCGTAGTTGTCCTTCAGATCGCCATTCAAAGACGTTGCCATTACAGTTCGCAACATTCTTCCTTCCCCCCCATCAGGCTTTTGATAGTGTTTATCATAGCGCTGAAACTGAAAGCGTTGCATAAAGGGACGGATAGTCACCTTGTCACTGTAATATATTGTATCATCAGGAAAGGTTACAGAGAAAGCTCCTGCTTTGACTATAGCTACTTCCATAGCCTCGCCATCTACTTCCTTTGTACCCATAACATTCTGATGAACTTGTTTGATCTCTGCTAAAGCTGATGTGCTTTTTGCAGGAGCGTTGGACATCCCCATTATTTCTGCCAGGTCAGCAGGGGATTTACCAATTATGTCTAATGCGTTTTCCATATGTTTTTTTACTCCTAAATTATAAAACGAATATTATCAGACTACATCTTTAACGTCAAGCCAATTATTACCTATCTTTGACTCTAGTAATAACGGAACATTAACATCGATGTTATAGTAAGACTCCACTATACTTTTTAAACTTTTATTCACGTCATCTATGATTCTAAGAACATCCTTCTCCTCTAAAGGATGGACATCCAAGACCACAGAGTCATGCACACTGTTTACTAACATACTCTTGTAACCATTTAATCTAGTCTCAATCTCCAACAATACAATAGGAACTATATCTGCTGTAGCAAATCCTTGCACAGGATAGTTTTTAATCATGGTAAAGTGTGTTGGAGTTCCACTTGCCCTTCTCTCTACGTCAGGAAAAGCATACTGCCTACCTGATGGTATCTTTATTCTTCCAAGGTTGATAGCCTCGTCTCCTAGTTTCTTGTGCCACCTAGCTATACCTCTGTACTTGTCCATAAAGTGTGTGTAGTATTCTGCCTCAGCTTTCGTTCTACCGAACCCTGTAGCTCCGTAGAGAGGTGCAAAGGTGTGTGCCTTAGCTTCTTGCCTAGACGTAAGTTGTCCTGCCTCAGTGATGATCTTTGCCGTGTAGGAGTGAACATCAAATCCTGTGGACACTTCTTTCATTGCTACTTTATCTTGCGATAGCAATGCTGCAACTCTAAATTCTAGTTGTGCAAAGTCTGCCTCTAGTATTTTACCACCGTCCCAACGAGATATGAACACTTTCTTAACAGGAAACGTACCACCTCTAGGCATGTTCTGCATATTAGGGTTGCGTCCACTAAAACGTCCTGTGGCTGTGACATGCTGTGTAAGGCTAACATGAAGCATGCCATCATCCTTTGTGTAGTGTTCTATGCCATCAACAAAGGCTGAGAGGTAGCTTGACACAGCGCTTTGTCTTTTTAGGTCTGTCAAAAATGCCTCTGCCTCTGTCATGTCTTTTGACTTGGCTATATTGATAAGCTGTTCCAAGTTTCCCTTGCTTGTAGAAAAACCGTTAGCACTAACCCACGCTTTTGAGGGAGGGAAGAACCCTAGACCTGCCATTTGTTTCAGCTTGGTCAGCTTATACCCTCTCGTATCACAGGATGTGCATCGATTTGGTTTGGCAAAACGTGTTCCATCCTTCTTAGTCTTGTATATCTTGCCCCTTCCGTTGCAGGTTTGACACACACTAGCTTTTGTTTTGACCATCATAGCACTATTGTCCTTGACAGCCTGTTTAAATTCTTCTTTGTCCTCTACATAATCAAATGCAACTGCCCATTTTCTCTTATCATACAGTATTCTAGAATAGATTACCTGACTAACCTGCTCAGGAGAGTTAAGATTTATGGGAGTATCACCCATTAAGCTCTTGACTTTTGCGTTTAACCTATTTTCTATCTGCAATAGCTCGTCCTCAAACTGTTTTCGCACATCTTTTAGTGCTGCTTTGTCTATACTGAACCCATTCATATAGATTTTTGTTAGAGTTTTGCAAACTTTATTGGTTGTATCCCTCACATTTACTAAAGATTCAGCCTCAGGCTTGTTATATTCGTCTAGCAAGCGCCAATACAAAGACCTAGTGACCTTTAAATCCTGTTCAAGATACGTCGATAGCTCCTCTAGAGGTATTTCGTCTGTCTGAAAGCCTCTTCTGAAGTAATCTTTTAATGTATCAGACTTCTTCATGTCTAAATCATAGCGTAATGCACAGTTTTCTAGGCTAACAGAACCTTTTTGACCACGCTGTAGTATGTAATCACCAAGCATTGTGTCAAATATTTGACCATCATACTTGAACCCACATGCCCACAACCACTGTAAGTCGTACTGTAGGTTGTGTCCTATCAATAGTGTAGTATTATCTAGCACCCTCTGTAGTCTTGCCTGTGCATCATCATCCTCAATGGTCTTCTCCTTGTGGTCAAATACAAATACGGTTCTCTCTTCCTGCTTAATATGATCCATTATACCCACAAGTGTCAAAGAGTTGTCAGGTTCAAAAGGGTCAAGATGCAACTTACCATCTCTTTTAGTTGTGGTGTTTTCTACATCAAGTATTATCTTCATTGTGCTTCTTTCTTTTTAAATGGCTGTCCCACATACTTATTTAAAAACCTAGTGCAGAAGTCCTCTATGCCATTACTGTGATAGTGCATTTTTGGATAGCCTCTATTAACCCTTTTATACCACCTTCCTGTAGTGTAGAAGTACGCATAATCTCTGCCCTCACTATTAGTTATCCAATACATATGAGGTTTTTCGCAGTAAGAATGAGGAATGTTTCTTTCTTGTAAAAAACTATCCACAAACTCTTTTGTCTCCTTAGTATCTCTTCTGAATACAGGCTCACCTTTACTATTAGTTCTAACATATTCCCATTTACTCATGCTGAATACCTCCCTGTTTCTACATCTAGTTCAACATGGACAGCACCATGCCATCCTGTTAGTTTATTCTTAGCCAATCGAATGTGGCGCTGAGGATCGTTACTGTCCTGTCCTTCAATGTCAGGGTTCTTACTAATTAATAACATCAAATCTGCCTCTGCCGCCTTGCCTGTCTTGCTACCCTCAAGCATAGATTGGTTCACATTTATCTTTCCCTCAGCCTCTGCTGATAGTTGAGACATCCAAATGATAACGCAGTTATACTTCTTGGCAATGTTTCTTGCATGGATTGCCGCCTCTTTGAGGTAGATGTCTGACCTCTCCGACCCTGCTGTCGCAAACTTATCGCCCATATCAAGCACGATGATGTCAGGGTTTATGCTCTTGGCAAGCTGTTCCACGTAGTCCATATTCTTATCCGTAGCATCTTTTATGGACAGCAAATTTCTCAGAGGATCATATCTTTCTAGTGCTAACTTCCTGTTTTCCAACACCTGATCGCTAGACATGTTTGACTTACAATACAGATATCGCAGACCAACACGCTTGTACGCCTCTTCATTACACAAGACCACACACTTTGCACCCTGATCTATAAAGCCACCCTCAGAGGCTATGATACTAGCGTGGAAAGATGTCTTACCTGTATTAGGTCTAGCACCCACGATAACAAAGTGACCACCACTCAAACCCTCCACTCGTCTACGCAACGAGGGTATATTAAACTTCCACTGAAACTTTAAGTTGAGATGATCGACTAATGTATTGAAAGATATGTCGTCACCCTGAAACCTAAAGCTAGGTGTGAAGTCGTCTTGATAGTTATCCAATATGTTTCGGAGAGGTTCAAGATTATTCTTTGTACCATTCACGTAGTCAAACCCTATGTTGGCTACCTCTTCCCCTACCATCTGTTGAAACAACTTAGATAAAACTTCTTTGGCTATATCGTTGTTCATTGGCTCTTCCTTAGACAGCTTACTAAACAAAACCTCAAAGGATGCCTTGTTCGCTGAGGTCATAGTGCCATTATCAGAGAAGAACAAAGCCTGTAGCTCTGTCAGAGATAAGTTCCTCTCATGTTTTCCCATAGCCTCGTCCAAAGTGTTCTTGATCTTGCGTACGTCTTTACTGAAGAGCCTGTCAGGACACTTACTGCCCTTATGATCCTCATAAAAATCTTTCTGCATCAAGCTTCTAATTAACGCTAGTTCTATCATTCTGTATCTTCTCCTCTATCAATCCATCGATAAGACCCAACATCTTGTCAAAGTCTTTTTTGTCTAAGTTCTCTATGTAAAACCATTCCTTAGCTCTCTTACGGCTTAAACCCTCAGCCAAAGAGTGTGCCATCTTTTCTGCTACACCTCTATGCTTAAACTTTTTGTAGGTAACTAACTCATAATCCCTGTGAGGACTACCTGTCTGATAACCATTACATCTATCTGTAGACTCAATAGCTTTACCTATCTTGTACCAATTCTTCCAAGCAGGGTTCTTTAGTATGTAAACTTCTCCCTCTGTTGACAGCACATAATTAATCAAAGAAGAAAAGGCAGCATCGTTAAATGTTTTATATCTTCCAGGTTTATATAATGGATGTTTCTTTGATATATACCTACCATTCACATACATCCTTCTTGGGTTATTCTTAGGATTATTTCTAGGGTTGCTACGAGCATTATTAGTAGCTGAACACTCTTTACATTTACGATATCCAATCTTTTTCCAAGACTTAACCCAAGTATCTTCCGTCAACTCCACTCCACATCTTGAACAATTAACCATGTATCATCTCCCTTAGCTTATCAAAATCGTTTTGACGTTTGTATTTTAAATCATCTTCAATCTGTAGTCCATAAACTTCTGACGGATCACAGTAACTTTTTAACTCTTTAGTATACTGAATAGTCTTGCCCACAGCGTCAGGGTCAAGAGCTACAATAACTTTGTCAAAGGTATCGATATATTCTTTATGTTCTTTCAACAGGCTTGTACCCAACAGTGCCAC